GAAAACTTGAGACACGAGGCTGAAGATGCTACACTAGATACATCACTTCGGCAAGCCAGGCCCGAGAATCAAACGTGTGATACACTAGAGGTATCAGTTGGCAGGCTGAAGAGATTGAGTACATTTTAATAGGTTTTCTCGTACGAGATTAGACCCCTCACACATACTCTTCAGCCTGCCCGTTGAAAAAGTGTGAGGGGTCTCCCTTTTTCCTCACACAACCGGGCAGGACTGGCGGTATAACCAGTGTGGAGGATAACCGGGGACCATAATAGGAGCCACTTCCCCTAAGCGGCATTGCCGTGTAGCGACCTCTAGGCCTAACTAATGGCTCCCCTATGCCTACAAGGAGATAGATAATGAAGATTTCGTATTACACAGTAGACGGAAACCTAGATACAACAAACGGATATGGAAATGCTGGGTTTCAGTTCATCAGAGCGCTTCAGCGCTCTGGGCACGAAGTGCCCTTTAATGACTCTAAGTCACCAATTCAGATTAGTTTCTGTCAGCCTAATCACTATAAGTTCCATGACGGACAGTACAAGATTGGCTACACTCCTTGGGAAAGTACCGAGCTTCCTGATGGATGGGTTCGCAGGATGAATGAGTGTGATGAAGTCTGGGCTACTTCTGAGTGGGTTAAGGATGTCTTTTGGAAAGCCGGGGTTACTGTCCCTATCAAGGTTGTGCATCACGGTCTTGACCCTATGTGGACTCCTGTCAAGAGAGAGGTAGCAGATAAGCTACACTTCTTCCACCATGGAGAACCGGCGCTTCGCAAGGGTGGTCAAATGACATTGGACGCATTCCGGGCGGCTTTTGGTGACAGAGACGACGTTCACCTAACTATCAAAGCTAACTCTCAACACTACCTAAGAGCCTGGAATGATGGTAAGTTCTCCTTGCCTGAATATGACAATGTAACCATCATCACCACCTTGTATCACCCAAGTGAGCTAGTAGACCTGTATCATAGAATGCACTGCATGGTCTACCCTAGCTACGGAGAAGGATTCGGCCTCATTCCCTTGCAGGCACTAGGAACTGGAATGCCGGTTATCTCGACAACCGATTGGGCTCCGTACGGTGGCTACATCACACGGGCAGGCCTAGAGATTCCAACACGGCAAGACCGTAGCCTGTGGAGCATTCATCCCGGCAATGTCTATTACCCAGACTTCGATGCTTTGAAGGCAAAGATGCTGGATGTATACGAGAATGCTGGGTCTTATTTTGGGTTCTTTGAGCACAATGTTCCCAATGTTCAGATGGAGTTCAACTGGAACATCATCTCGAAAAATGTTGGAAATCGGCTTGAGAAAATTGCCAAAAATTAGTGCTTTCGAGAAAGCGCCAGGCATATACTAGAAGATACGAAATCATATTACAAGGCCCTCCTGACCGGGGGTCTAGGAGGAGTCTACTATTTTGGAAAGTTTCATCGGTGAAGACGGAAGAATCACCGACCCATACCGCAACTTTATCCACCAATCACGGTATGCGCGCTGGCTCGACAACGAGAACCGCCGCGAGACGTGGGTAGAGACAGTTGACCGATACGTCAACTTCATGGTTGACCACCTAAAGTCAAATGTTGGACACGAACCAAGCGTTGACGACGTTGAGCTTGTTCGCCATTACATTCTGAATCACATGTCACTACCAAGCATGCGCGCATTGATGACTGCGGGACCAGCATTGGCCCGTAACAACGTCGCCGGATACAACTGCTCATACATTGTTATGAATGACCCAGTTGCGTTTGATGAAGTATTGTTCATTCTCATGAACGGAACCGGCGTTGGTTTCAGCGCTGAGGAGCGCTACACGAATCAGCTTCCAGTAGTTCCACCTCTGCGAGACAGCGACGAGGTAATCATCGTTGATGACTCCAAGGAGGGCTGGGCAACGGCTTATCGAGAGCTTATGACGGCTCTCTACAACGGATACAAGCCAAGCTGGGATGTTAGCCAGGTTCGTCCAGCAGGCGCACGTCTAATGACCTTTGGAGGAAGAGCCAGCGGCCCAGGCCCACTGGTTGAGCTATTTGAATACACGATTGCGAAGTTCGCAGGAGCCGAAGAACGACAACTCACCCCGTTGGAAGTTCACGACATTGTTTGCAAGATTGCGTCTGTGGTTGTTGTCGGTGGTGTCCGACGCTCAGCGCTAATCAGTCTTGGAGACTTGTCAGACCAACAAATGGCTACGGCAAAATCCGGGGCTTGGTGGGAGGACAATGGTCAGCGTGCATTGGCTAATAACTCAGCAGTCTACGAAGGCCGACCAGACCGCGATGTATTCGACCGCGAATGGCAGAGCCTAATTGACTCTGGCTCAGGAGAGCGTGGAATCTTCAACCGAAAGGCAAGCCAGCTTCAGGCAAAGAAGAATGGCCGTCGCTCAATCGGATATGAATTCGGAACGAACCCTTGCTCCGAAATCATCCTTCGACCAAACCAGTTCTGCAACCTTACTACCGTCGTCGTTCGTGGAGAAGACAACATCGACTCCCTCAAGAAGAAGGTTGAAGCTGCAACAATCTTGGGAACCTGGCAGTCTACGTTGACTAACTTCCAGTACTTGAGAGACGAATGGCGAAAGAACACCGAAGAGGAGCGTCTATTGGGTGTTTCCATGACCGGTCCATTCGGTAACAAGTGGCTCAACTTCGGAGTTAGCAAGGATGCAACTGAAATTGCATTGGCGCTACTTAAGAAGGTCGCCGTTAAGACAAATGCGCGGGTTGCCGATGAAATGGGCATTAATCGTGCCGCCGCAATCACCTGTGTCAAGCCAGAAGGAACAACAAGTCAGCTTACCTTGACTAGCTCAGGCCTTCATGCATGGCACAACCCGCACTACATCCGTACCGTTCGTGCAGACAAGAAAGACCCGCTAACCCAGTTCATGATGGACGCGGGTTACTACTGGGAGGATGACGTTATGAATCCAGAGCAGACAGCCGTCTTCTCATTCCCAATTGCTGCACCTGAAGACGCCATTACTCGCAATGACCTAAAGGCCATTGAGCACCTAGAGCTATGGATGTCTTACCAGCGTTACTGGTGTGAGCACAAGCCATCTGTCACGATTTACGTCAAGCCGGATGAGTGGGAAGAGGTTGGTAACTGGGTTTACGAAAACTTCGATGAAGTTTCTGGAGTCAGTTTCTTGCCACACAGTGAACACACTTACCAGCAGGCACCTTATCAGGACATTACCGCCGAGGAATTCGCGGAATGGACATACAAGGTTCCACATTCTGTGAATTGGTCATTGCTTTCTGTATACGAAACTAGTGATTCAACCACGGGAACACAAGAATTGGCCTGTGCGGCTGGTGCTTGTGAAGTAGTGGATGTTGTAAAGGCATAATAAAAGACCCCGGCTCTCAATGAGCCGGGGCTTTTGCCTTTATAAGGAAAGAGCGTATACTGTAATATATAAAGGAGGAAATTCTATGTCAGAAAATGAAGAGCAGTTCGAACAACTGCCACCAGATGTCGATGACGACGCTCTGGACGATTCCGTGTCTGCATTGCTAGGACAGGATATTCCTGAAGTAGAACTTCCTGACTATGACCCAGATGAAGCAGAATTCGATGATGAATTCCTAAAGGATGATGCAAATGCCGACAACTAAGTACACAGACTTGGCAACACACCTTCGCTCATGGGGACTTAAGGTTCAGGAAGTCGATGGATGGCAGACCCGTTCATCTAACTGGTCAAAGAGCTTTAGCCCAAAGGGGGTCGTTTGCCACCACACGGCAGGGCCAGCAGCTAATGGGAATTATCCAAGCTACAACACCGTTTTGAACGGACGCACTGGAATCCCAGGGCCACTTTCACAGTTCGGTCTTGGACGCGATGGAACTGTAATTCTATTTGCGGGCCACCGTGCAAACCACGCTGGTGTTGGTGGACCTCTAAATGGTATTCCAGAAGATTCAGCAAATGCTTATATGTGGGGTATTGAGGCAGAGAACTCAGGAACGCAGCCTTGGCCGGTAGTTCAGCTACAGGCTTATTATCGTCTAGTTGCTGCACTTGCTAGCTACGACAAGGCACCATTCAAGGCATCAATGGCAATTGGTCACAAGGAGTGGGCTCCAGGTCGTAAGACTGACCCAAGCTTCAGCATGGCAACTTTCCGTGAGAATGTTCAAAAGGCTATTAACACTGGAAAGCCATCCACCGGAGGTTTGGCTATTGTGCCAAAGACCGGGGCTAAGATTGATAATCTAGGTAACCCTAAGTACGGAATGGGACCATATGATGACGGACGATGGACGCGAGGGCCAATTCCTAAGCTTCCGCTCTACCTCTACGACGTGTACCTAATGGTCGCAAAGGAAGATGGACGCTACACCAGTCCATTGGATGCATTCCAACTTGCTCACCAGGCAAAGGTAGTTGCAGAACTTGACCACCTTGCTCGCCTAAAGGGAGTTAGACCACAACGAACAATCGTCAATCTGATTAAGCAGGTTCAGACATTGTGGTTTGGATATAACTCTCACACTAAGAATTACGGCTTGTTTGATAGGAAGCTACTAGACTTGTTCATCAAGCGTCAGGGCTGGACCTTCTGGGACGGTCCTCGCGGCTGAACAAAAGATGTCGCAAGTCCACGGAGACGAGCGACCACGGGCGGCGCATTCGTGCGTTCGTGCCTTAGGATGATGTATAGTTACAAAAAGAGAGGCCACCTGAGGAGGTGGCCTCTCGCTCTATTTATGGTAGAATTAAACAAATGACCTATGTTTACAACATCCTACGTGATAACCCAATTGCTGTCTATCCGCTAGACAGTGGCGTTACCGACAAATCAGGATTTAACCGCGACGGTGCCATTACTGGTACTCCAACCGCTGACCGTCCAATTACTGCAAAGGGTATTGCTTCACAGTACTTGGACGCGGCGGGATTTACGTATCCAGTCACGGATATCATGATGGAAACCAAGCAGCAAAAGTCATTTAGCCTTGAGGCGTGGGTAAAGCCACATAATGCTACAGGTCTGGCAAACATCCTAGCTAGAGACACTTCGGGTCTGTTCATTGATGACGGAATTCTATTCTTTCAAGTGGCTTCTCCTACTGTAATCACCAGCGTTGAGTACGAGTGGCTGAAGGTCGGCAATACGGCTCATGTGGTTGGTGTTTACGATACAAATGACATTTACCTATATGTCAATGGCGAAGTCGTCGCTTCTGCGACAGTAGATGACTCAATTCTCATTGATGGGTTCATGGATGATAACTCGACTTTGATTACGGACACCAGCGGCGGCGCTAAGATGTCTGTTGACACAGTGTCTATTTACAATTACCCTCTGTCAACAAAGACTATTCAGTCTCACTACTCAGTTGGGACTTCTTATCCAAATGTAGCTGACATCTCAAAGGCTAATGGTGGAAACGTCTATTTTATGAATGCAGATAACGCCACGGTTAGAACCTCATTCGATTCAGAGTTTGAAGACGCCAATTATGTAAACGCCGGGGTTCTCGATGGAGAACTAATCAACCTTACCGACCCAACGACCGGGGATTACGCGGCAGGCGTCTGGGAGAAGTCCATCTCGTTTGCCGCAGAAACCGGTGTTATCCTTGAAGGTTCTTCACTATCTTGGGAAGCAACCACTGGAGTAGTAGTATCCACTGCTCTCAATGACGATGCTTATGTAGTCGCCGTCAACGGAGCGCAGCCGTTTTCAGGATTGAACCTCAGTACTGACCAGACATTCAAGATTAAGATTGAACTTCCAGCGGGCACAGAACAGGCTGTCGTCAAGAGTATGACCTTCCGGGCATATACCTCAAAGGCTATTAAGGGGAGTGACGAAGCTGTCGCAATGACACTCACTGACGCTGCCAACGTTGACTTGGATGTCTTCAACTACAACCCGGTCGAATTCAACGACTTCGGCGGAATGAAGCTTGGTGCAACAACTGGATTCACAATTGCACAAGACACGAATTTCGGCGGCTATACAGCGGTAGAATTCACAGTCTTCATGTCAGCTAATGCCATTTCTAAGACGTTGTTCTCAGCGGGAACCCACACCATTACGACGAATGCCTCCGGACAATGGGTTCCTAACAGCCTAGTGGCTTTGGTTGTAGACGGGGTAGTCATCTCTGCCGCTACCACAATCACACTTAACCGTTGGCATCATGTTATTGCCATTTTCGCTGAGCAGACATCCTCCATGACTTTCCTCAATACCGTTGCATCCAGAATCGGATACCTTGCAACTTACACCTCTCAGATGCCCAGCCTCACTTCAGCCGGGGCTCAGAGCATTTATCAAAACTGGGTTGGAGCACCGGCATTGCAGATTATTGAGGGCAACACAATCACTGTTTCCGAGTACGAAACCAAGGCGTACACATATGACTGGGCTATTCAGCCTGCCGGATGACAAAAGTGCTTCCATAACGCATGATTTTGTACACACGGTGGACAAATTTGCCTTGATAAACAATAGGGAATACAATAAGAACTATGAAGATGAAGCTTACCAACAAGCAAATTGTTGATGACCCGAATGTACGACACGGAGTCTGGGTATGGGAAATGCCAGACGGCTCTATGGTCATGGATGAAAACCGTAACTTCCTGCTCACCGTTGGGTACAAGGGAGACGTTTCAGCAGCCTTCACCTTGGCAAAGGCAGTACGTTCATTTGGTATTACCGAAGGTCGCCCGGTTTTCCTTGAGGGCCACCGTCCAATTGATGATGAGGAGTATGCCCGTCAGAAGTTCCGCATGACTCTCGGCCTAGTGCCAGATGAGCAGGATGTCGGAGTTATCAATGACGAGCTAAAGCATGGCCGGAACTAAGGTAGCTGGCTCACGACGCCAGAGGAATCTAACCGAAGCGGAACCTTATGAAATTGAGGTTTCGCTTGGTTCCGTTGTAGAGACGGTCGCACCAGCCTCCGAAACAGACGTATTCGCCAAAGAGGTTTCAAACTTCCGTGAATACGAGGGTGTAAACCCGAACATGAAGCGTAAGGCCGCTCGTCTAGAGAAGGTCCAGCGCGGCTCTGGTGGTGCCGAATCTAAGCGAATGGAGCGTACCGATAACCAGACTGGTTACACGCTCTTCGATGTAGTTCTGCCACCATACAATCTAGATTATCTCGCGGCACTTTTCGAGAAGTCCAGCCCACATGCAGCGGCTATCAAGGCGAAGGTAAACAACATTGTCGGCCTAGGATATGACTGGGTTGAATCAGACGAGACTAAGCAGAAGATTGACGCAGCCGATGGTGACGAAGAGAAGCTAAAGACCATTCGTCGCAAGCTAGACCGTATGCGCAAGGTCATGCAGGATTGGATTGACTCTTGCAACGAGGAAGACGACTTCCTTGAAATCATGCGTAAGGTTTGGACCGACTACGAGGCAACCGGAAACGGATACCTTGAGGTCGGACGAACAGTCACGGGCGAAATTGCTTACATGGGCCACATTCCGTCTACCACAATGCGTATTCGTAAGAAGCGTGACGGGTTCGTTCAGATTATCGAGAACAGAGCCGTTTTCTTCCGCAACTTCGGTGACCAGAAGACTGCTGACCCAATCGGCAATGACCGTCGTCCAAACGAGGTTATCCACTTCAAGAAGTACTCACCAACCAACGGCTACTACGGTGTCTCCGACATCATGTCAGCAATGCACGCCGTAACTGGAAATGAGTTCAGCGCAAGATTCAACCTTGATTACTTTGAGAACAAGGCTGTTCCACGTTACGTCATTGTCACCAAGGGTGGAACGCTTTCCCCAACAGCCGAGGCGCGATTGGTCGAGTTCTTCCAGACGACAATCAAGGGTAAGAACCACCGTACATTGTACGTTCCTCTGCCAGCCGAAGAGCCTGACAAGAAGGTCTCCTTCGAAATGAAGCCAGTTGAGGCTGGTACTCAAGATGCTTCATTCACGAACTATGACAAGTCAAACCTGAATTCCATTCTCATGGCTCATGGAGTACCGGCATCAAAGGCGTTTTCAAACACCGGGGGTACTTCATTGGCTAATAGCCGGGATATGGACAAGACCTTCAAGGAACAGGTCTGCCGTCCTGACCAGAAGATTGCCGAGAACAAGCTTCACAAGATTATCAAGGAAAAGACTAACATCTTCTACCTCAAGCTAATCGAGATGACCCTAACCGACGAGGACACTCAGTCTAAGATTGACGAGCGTTATCTACGTCTTGGTACTTATGTTCCAAACGAGGTTCGTGCGAAGAAGGGTCTCCCAGGAATCAAGGGTGGCGACAAGCAAATCGAAATGTCTCCACAAGTGAAGGCTGAGCAAGTTGCTCAGGCCACACAGTCACGCGCCCGTGACCAGCAGCGTACGGCAAACGCTACTGATTCAAATGGCGAAGGCAGGAATACCCAAGGTGAAGGAAGGACTCCGGGTACGGAGTAATCTGTGAACGAAATTGATAGGCAAAGAGACAAGCTCGCCAGGCGTCTCAGCAAGCCAATCAACACAGCAGCCATTGTCATCATGGGTGTTTATACAGTTCTCTGGGGATTCTGGGTAGGCAATCCATTTTGGAGCACCTTCGATGAATCAAAGCAGTATGACTGGTTGGCACGGGTTATGCCTGAAGAAGGCTGGGGGCTAGTCGCTATCGCAGTGGGTGCGGTTATGTGCTATGGAGTGGGTAGAAATTCATTTCGCTCATTGAGCGCCGGTTCTTTGGTTGGAACTGTCTACTGGGGAATCGTCGCAATGGGTTATTACATTGGAGATTGGAGAGATACGGCGGGTCTCACAAAGACCATGATTTGTCTCTACTGTGCATTCATCTTTTTGAATATCAGGATGAACCGTGACAGGCTAGTTGACTGAATTTGGACTTTTAAAAAGACTCAAGGTAATATACAAACATGGAGCTAATGAAGGCAAAGTGGTCCACCGATGGTGACAATTTCACCATTCACATGCCACTATCCAAGATTGATAAGGAGAAGCGAACCGTTAGTGGTTGGGCTTCCCTGGATAACCCTGACCTACAGGGCGATATCGTCTTGGCCGAGGCTAGCCAAAAGGCATTCGCTCGTTTCAAGGGAAACATCCGCGAAATGCACCAGCCAATCGCTGTTGGACGTATGCTTTCATACCGTCCAGACTCTTACTACGACAGCGAGACTCAGAAGTTCTACAATGGAATTTGGGTTGACGTTTACGTATCCAAGGGAGCGGAGTCAACTTGGGAGAAGGTTCTAGATGGAACCCTCTCAATGTTCTCTATCGCAGGTCCGATTATTGATTCAGAGATGGAATTCAGCAAGGATGCTGGACGACCACTTCGAATTGTCAAGGATTACGACCTAGTTGAGCTTTCCCTTGTCGATGCTGGCGGAAACCAGCTTGCACACGTAATGAGCTTTGCCAAGGACGCAACCGGGGCTCTCATTATGAAGGGCATGATGGCAGATACCCCAACAGAGAATGTCTTCTACTGCGATAAGCACGAAGAAGGCATCGCAAAGACTACCACCGACGATTCAGCAGAGTGCCCAGAG